CCCAATGGCGCATGTCCGACGCGGATGGGCTTGAAAGAGCTCGTCTGTTAGGATTTACTCCTTCACCTGCCAGCATCATCTAAGCCAACTCTGAAGGAGATTGACTAGGACGATCGGGTTCAGACTGGACAACCAAAGTTCCTGAATTTTGGAGGTCTATCTGTACTTCAAATGCGAGGGTCTTCATCAGATCCTCCATTACCTTAAACTGTTCCTTAGAATCCACCTTTCGTTTCCAGTCAATGGACGCGAGATTTGTGATTTTAAGGAGCTCAAACTTGACGGAATCCTCGGATGGCGAAGCCATTCCGGTGAGACCGGCAAGATTAAGGGAAGCCGATAATCCTTGATTAATCGCCTTCCACAGAGATTGCGCGTAGATGTAAATCCCAGGAGAAGCCAACATAAGAGGGATTGACAGAATCCCTGTTACGATTGGGTTTCTACCTTGTAAGATAGGAACATTCATCCAGTTATTGATGAAATGCTCCATCTCACGGTGAGCCCGATCCTTCGACTCGGCAGCGTACTTCATGACGAGCATGTGACATGCTCTAATGACGTACTCCACTGCAGCACCCTGAAGGCCTCCGGAAACCATCGCAAACCATCTATCGGCAAAAACCGTCAGATGGCTTTGGTTCCACTTAAGGAGACCCGAAGGGCCGAGCAAAGTAACAAGCATTAGCGCCATGAGCTTTGGTCGGATACGAAGAACCGATCTTAGCGACGCGAGTGCATCTGTCATCTGGCTAGGAAAGTGTAACCAATTGTGGTTGAATAGATGGAGGACCAACATCGGAACCATGAGGCGCGATCTCCAAGCCCCCAGGAGTAATCCTGGAGGAAAGGCAGATAGTTCCCCGTGGTTTGGTGATGCCCACCGCTTAGCAAATTCAATCAGACCGCACTCGGAAATAATGGATTTTCCGAGATTAATCTTCACCCCAAGTACAAGTATGATACTTAGGTAGTGACGCGCTACATCTTCATCAGCGATGACAATGTCATCACCGAGAAGTGCATAGTGTGGAAACCACGACGTCCATCCTGCACGAGCCGCAGCAAGCTGTACAATCACATGGTGACTGAGAGCGAGCATGACCCAAGAAGAATAGGCGCCTATAGGTTGTCCAACTGCGTATCGAACTGGTTTACGCTGGAAGATCCATTCTCTATCCAACAACGATTTCCAGGCTTCCCCGAGACCGGGAAAGAACAGGTTCATAACCTGTACCTGAAAATCAATTGGTAAACGATCGGTAGCAGATGAGAGATCAAACGAGAACGCTTTGGCCCCAAGACGAAGTCTTGGAAGGACCCATTCCTCAATCGGTTTCCACTGGTTATAGGTACCATCCTGCGGAATTTTCCGTAGTATAGCACCAATTCCCTTGTGGAGAGGCCGAAGGAGAGTCTGAGTCCACCAATCGGTAATCGCAACGATCCGCCGCTTCCCTGCTGCTTCCTTAATCGTCGATAGACGACCAAGGACAGTAGGAATGGCAACTCCTGCTAGATACATGATCGGGAGGATCGGTGTCACCAGGATTATAATCAGAACGAGCCATCCCATAAGTCCCCAACGCTTGAAGTAGCGTGCGACTCGCAACCAGGCCAAGAACATTTCGGTGTTCCAGCCCAGGGCGATCGCATCTGCTCCAGCGAACCACGTAGCTCGAGGTCCATTTGGTCCTTTGGACTCGGAGATGGACCACAGAAGTGGCCCAACTGAGACCTTAGGAAACCAAGTGAACACGTTTCGCAACTCCCCACTCTCCAGGATCGGTGAGATCCCAGAGAATGCATCCGTGATGGATGCCAAGTCGGGAAGATTACGGAACTGTAGCACGCGGTAAAAGGAAAGGATGGTAAGGACGCATCTAAGGACCAGGAATCCCCGATATGTAGATCCAACGAGATATTCTCGGAGGATCACACGAAGGGGTCCCGGAATGATCGTAGGTAGACCACTTCGATCAACCTTGACAATTACTCCTCCTTTTGGAATAGAGTATTTGACATGGTTGAGGAAGCATATCATAATTCGGACACACTCCTTGAGGTACTGACAGAGGAATTTCTTCCCCGATCGGCGCCCCAGGGTTTGCACCCGAGTTACGAACTCCTTAAAGGAACCTTGGTGTTCAGCTAACCCAACTGACAGGATCAAGATCAGGGTTATTCCCCACAATTCGTGGAGAGAAGCCCAAGCTTGACTTACTTTGGCAGCCGTGATATCTTTGAATGATAAGATATTTGTCACGAAAAGTATTATGGTTTCCCAAAGTAAGGATCCTCTTGTTACAAACGGGTAGGGTGTGAGCCTTCCGCTCATAATCCCGGCTGCCAGGCGACAGGAACGAGACAGAGGGGGATCCAAACTAGCACATATAGTGCCATCACTCGCCGGAAGGCGTACTCTGTACTTCGGTGGGAGATTGAAGGTCGAATACGCTTTTACCCTACCAGGCTTTAGGCCTAGGATGGGACGCGGAGGGGCCACCGAGACGTGGTCCAATAGCTAAGCAACCGCTTTGGAGGTTACCGGGGCCTAGCCATAGAACGGAAGAGAGTTTAAAGGCTC